AATAACGCCGTCCCGCGGATGGCCGTCATTGTCGAGGGTGGCGAACTCACTGAGGAGGCACGCGAGGACATCCACGATCTCCTCCACGGGATGCGAGATAACGACCACCGGACAATCGTCCTCGAAGCTGAGAAGCTGCTGAAGGAGTCCGGCGGCATTAGCGTCGACGGCGACGAAGACGACCTGAAGATCCGGGTCGAGCCGCTGACGGTCGGCATCGACGAGGACGCAAGCTTTCAGGAGTTCCGCGACCGAAACGAACACGAAATCCTGAAGACACATGACGTCCCGCCAATTGAGGCTGGGCAGATCAAGTCCGGGTCGTTCTCAACCGACGCCGAGGCCCAGCGCAGAGGCTACATCGAGACGGTCATCCAACCCAAGCAAGAGGCGTTTGCTGAGTTGCTCTACGAGACCGTCCACGACGCACTCGGCGTCACGGACTACACGGTCAAATTCCACAGCCGCGGCGTCGACACCCGACAGACCGATGCCGAGATCGCCCGGACCCGGATCGCTGCCGCCCGCGGCGCCATGACGATAAACGAGGCCCGAGAGGAGCTCGGTCTCGAACCACTTGATGGCGAGCAAGGCGAGGACCTGTTGGCGGACATCGACGACGACAGTTCGGACCCGATGCAGCGACAAGCTGCTGACGAGAAGGACAGCGCCTACGGCCCGCCGGCAGAGGACGACCCGATCCGCCCGCCGCGGACAAAGCAGATTGGGGGCCGGGTCCGCGTGGATTCCTCAAATCTAAGCGAAGTGGGCTATGACGACCTCCTGCAGGTACTCGAAATCAAGTTCCGCGGCGGTCGGGTCTACCAGTACTACGAGGTGCCCGCGCAGGTCCATGAAGCGCTGTTGAACGCCGCCTCGAAAGGCAAGTACCACCACCGCAACATCAAGTGGGACTTCGAGTACCGGCGGATTGTCTGACTGCGTGTTGACGCTGCACCCCTGACTGGACGGTTCGTGGTTCGACTCCACGACAGGGGCCTTCGCCGGGGCAGTCCGGCACCATACGACGATGTCTGATTCTGAGACAGATCGAGAGCGCGGCGAAAAGCGTGGCTTGGCCTCAACCGCAAAGGTTGCAGACCAAGAGGAGGACGCTGACGCCGACGCCAACGACGACGACGCGGAGGACTGACACATGACTGACCGAGACGGACAGCTCACCAAACGGGTCGACTACGCTGCCAAGGACAACGACGCCCAGACGGCGACCGGCGTCGTGATGGCCCCCAACACGGTCGATCATCAAGGAGATTGGGAGCGACCGGAGACCATCGAGGCGTTTGCCGCGCAGTTCAACGCGTTCATGGACGTCGAGGAGGCCGACGGTGGCGTCATGCACGCAGTGTGGCCCTCCGAGTGGATGACGCTTGAGCGCAACGAAGTGCTCGACGAGCCCGCAGAAATCGGCGGTGACACTGTCGATGCGGGGGCGTGGGTCCAGACGTGGGCCTACCACGACGACGAGCTGTGGAGCCTCGTCGAGGACGGCATCCTCGACGGCCACTCCATCGGCGTTGTCAATGCAGACTGGGCGTACAACGGCGAGGATCCCGAGGACCTGCCCGACGACGTCACCGTCCCCGACGAGGTTGACGTTGCAGAGTACTTCGAGCTCGTCGACGGCATCGTCCAAGAGGTGAGTGCGGTCGACATCCCGGCGGTGCCAGAGGCGCAGATCCTCTTGACAAGCAAGGCCCGCGCGGCGACGGCCGAGAAGCGGCTGGCCGACCACCTCGGCAACCGCGACGGCTTTATCGAGGAGGCTCAGGAACGCGGCCACTCCGAGCAGGATGCCGAGCGCCTGTGGAGCGTCCTCGACCGCGGCATCAACGTCGAGGGGGCCGGCGATCCCGGTGCAAAGAGCAAGCTGACGAGCGCCGCGACGGCGTTTCTGAACACGCTAACCGGCGGCAGCGGCGGCGGGCGTGCGGACGCACAGGCAGCCAAGAACGCCCCCGGGGGCGACACCCCGGATGATGGCGGCACAGATGCCGCCGCAGATATGACTGACGACAACAACACTGACGACGAGCCCCCTGAGTGGGCGAAGAACCTCAAGGAACAAATCGAAACGAACAACGAGCGGATCGAGGCCGCCCTCGACAAGAGCGACGATGAGGGCGACAATGGTGAGAAAGACGCCGACCCCGACGGCGAGGGTGGCGGCGACCCGTTCGAGGGCGCGCCGGAATGGGCCAAGGAGCTCCAGAAGTCCACCGAACAGAACGCCCAGCGCATCGACGACGTCGCCAAAGCGTCGGGGGCGAGCCAGCAGGTGGATGCAGGCGGCCCCGCCCAGCCCACCAACCGCAAGACGTCCAAGGCATGGGACGACACTCTCGGCCTCCCCGGAGGTGATGCCTGATGTCGACGGCGCAGCGCAATCTCGAAAAGGTAACGACGGGTGACTTCAACGCCGGCGGGCTCCTCAACCGGCAGCAGTTCGAGGAGTTCTTCAGGATGGTCCAGGACGCGCCGCAGATCATGGACCAGGTGCGGTTCGAGCCCATCGACGCCCCGAAGGCCCAGATTGACAAGCTGGGTGTCGGGGACCGCCTGCTTCGAGAGGCGACTGAGTCCACAGAGGGTGGTCTCAACACGCCAAACACGGGATCCATCGACATCGACACGGTCAAGATGGAGCTGCCGTGGGAGGTCTCGATGGAGACCGTCGAGGACACCATCGAGTATGAAGGCACTGCAGACCTGCTGGTTCAGAAGTTCGCCAACCAGTTCGGGATCGACTCCGAGGACCTCGCGTTCAACGGCGACACAACCGACGCGTCCGGTGGCGCGTCGCAGGATTTCCTGTCGATCAACGACGGCTGGATCAAGACGGCAAAGGACCAGGGGACCAACGAGTACGACCACGCAAACGCCGCCGTGGACAAGAGCGCGTTCAACAACTTGCTGACCTCGCTCGACGCCAAATACCGTCGAGACCCCGAGGGGCTGGTGTGGCTCACCTCGCTCAACACCAAGCAGGACTACAAGGACTATTTGACAGACCGCTCGACGGCGTCCGGCGACGCCATGCTGATGACCGGCGAGGAGCCGACACCCTATGGCAAGCCCATCGTCACGCCGGTCGGGTTCCCGGACGACCAGATCATGCTGGTCAACCCCGACAACCTCGTCTGGGCTGTCCAACGTGACGTGATGATGCGCGTCACCACGGAGGGTGAGGCGGTCGTCCGACGTGACCTCTACGGCATCTACAACATGCTGGCCCGGACTGACTACCAGGTCGAAGATGCCGACGGTATCGCAATCGCGAACAACGTCGCCTAAGGAGAGATAATGGGAATCACTTACACAATCGATCAGGATATCTGGGACGGCGGCATCCGCCGACGGGTCCGGGTCAATGCAGCGTTCGACGCTGACTACACCGCAGGCGGCGAACCGCTTGATACGGACGATATCCCGTTGGACTCCATCGAGAGCGTCTACTTCGAGGAGCCCGTCACTCAAAGCGGCTACCTCGCGACATACCGGGCTGACGATGGCACGATCGTCGTGTACACGGGGGCGGGGTCGGCCGGAAGCCCGCTGCAAGAGGCTGCCGATGCAACTGACCTCTCTGGAGAGACAACGACACTCCTCGTTGAGGGGCGGTCGTAATGCCAACCGTCCGCCTCCCCGAGGACAGCGGCCCCGGTAACTATCGCCACCGGGACGGGTTTGCTGTCCAGCAGGGTGAGACAGTCAACGTCGACGGCGATCGCGCCGAGTACCTCGTCGAAGAGTGGGGGTTCGATCGCGTCGACGGTGACGGCGGGCTTAACCAACAGTCGGGCGATGACGGCGGCGATGTGTTGGTTAACGACTCGGAGGGCGATGCCGAAATCTGCGGGGTCGAAATGGCTGACGGTGACACCTGCGACCGGCCGGCTACCGAGTGTCCCTACCACGGCGACGAACTGGAGGAGTAACCCATGCCTGAGGGATACTGCACGCTGGAGGACCTCCGGAGCGCGCTCCAGAAATCGGAGCTTCCGGGCGACCTCTCGCAAGACACGCGGCTGGCCATCGACGCTATCGAGGCCCAGACCGAGCCGCTGGAAAAGGAGCTCATGCGTCACTGGTACGCACCAGCCGGTGCCGACATCCTCACCGAGGCCGACCAGATCGCCATCCCGACCGCGCCGAAAACGCGGGATGATGAGTACAGTATCCCGACCAGTGGCGTGCTTGTCGCCGACGATGCCGGTATCGAGCCCCAAACAGCGCAGGGTGACTACGCGGCAATCAGTCTTGACCGTCGCGACGCCGATACTGTTGCTGCGCTCCACGTCCGCCAAGAGGATGGCACCTACGAGGACTGGGCCGCCTCGGCTGACTACACCGAGGGGTCCTGGCCGCCGAGTGGCGAGGACTACTACCTCCGCACCAACAACCACGGCTGGTCGCGGCTCTACGTGGACGTCACGAACCTCCTGAAAGAGAATGAGGATGACGAATACGTCCTGGACTCCTGGGCCAATGCGGTCTACATGGAGTTTAGTTACGGTCACGAGGGTATCCCCCAGAACGTCCGGCGTGCGGTGGCACTGCGGGCCGCCGCCATGTTCGTCGACGAGGCCGCCGTCCAGATACCCGACAACGCTCGGGTGAGCAGCGTGGAGACGCTGGCGAGCAAGTTCGAGAGTCGGGCTGAGGACCTCCTGGAGGTCTACCGCTGATGGCCACGCTCGACAGTAGCTTCGAGGACCAGCTCCAGGAGGCACTGCTCGACGACATCCAAGAGTGGATGCTGGCCGACGACGGGCCCGTCCAGGGTGCCGTCGAGCGCAGCGAAGAGATCCTCACCGAGTATGGCCAGCGCCACGACTACAACGTCGGCCCGGTGATCGAGGCGCTCGCAGAGCCGGCGATCGTTCGAAAGGACGACCGCGTCATCGCCCGCTGGGGCTGGTACCATCCCGCCGCGCCACACTTCGAGTTCGGCACCTCCGACCACACCGTCGACGGCAACGACATCCTCAGCTTCGTCTGGGAGGAGCCGCCGCAGTGGGTCCGCGAGGAGTTCGAGAAAGAGGGCGACGGCTGGCGCGTGTTCCTCCCGAGCACCGACGTCAGCGGCCTGCCCGAATCGCGGTTCGTCCGCGACGGGTTGGCGTGGCTCCGGCGTGAGGTGACAGGATGAGCGCCGAGATGGACTGGGTCCTCGAGACGCTGCAGAGCGTCGTCGACGCCCAGCCGGTCACCCACCCACTCAAGCGAGTGAACCGCGACGACTCTGAGGTCCTCGAGGGCAACATCAAGTCGCGGACGGCCGACCTGCAGGACGCGAACTACGTCGGCGCCACGCTGGCAGACGTCGCCGGCGAGCCGATCGGGACGGAGTTCGACCAGAACGTCGAGCGCATCGTCGGCGTCCGGATCGAGGGCTACTCCGGCGGTTACGGGCACATCGACCCGGCCGGCGAGGATGGCGTCCAGTTCGACGCCATCGACGGGCTGGTCGACCAGATCACCGACGCGCTCTGGGCCGGGCGGGAGTTCCCGCCCATCGACCACCCACGTATCACGTTCAAGAGTCTCTACGTCGAGAACCACGCCCCACAGTCCGACCAGTGGGCGGACTACTACCGCTATGACTTCGACGTCCGACTGACGGGTCACGAGACGCTGCCCTAATCGACTTACCAACCATGATTACGACATACACGAACAGAGGTGAACAGCTGTGACGGGCGGCGGCGCGGGAGACCTCGCGTGGCTTCACGAGCCCGTCGACAACTACGCTGGCACGCCGACCGACACCGACTACAAAGCGGTCGGCATCGACGCCCAGCTTGATGACCTCACGATCGAGAACGCGCTGCAGCGGCTGCGCAACTTCTCGACAGAGGCCAAGCAGAGCATCGAAACCACGTTCGAGGGTGCCATCTCCGTCACCGGCACGGTCACCGAAGACACCTGCTGGCTGCTCAACCACGTCTTCGGCTCACCGCCGTCAGAGTCTGGCAGACGGCCCTTACCAGTACACCTGGGACGTGACGACCCAGCGGGCCCAGAGCGCGCGTTTCTACGTTGGACTGGACTACATCAACGGCTTCGCGGAGCGAGCGCTCAAAGGCGTCTGCTTCCCACAGATCGAGCTCACCATCAACCGTGGCGAGACGATCACGTTCTCCGCGACAGGCTTCTTCGCCGACGAGGAGCTCGCCACGAGTGCGACGCCCGGTTCGGAGCCGTCGACGACCAGCGACCCGTTCGTGTTCCACGGCGGGAACCTGAGCCTCGACAGCACCGACCAGAAGAAGATGGAGTCGGCCAGCCTGACCATTCAGACAGGCATCCGGCCACAGCGTGGCTGGGAGCGGAAGCCGACCGACGCCGTCCTCGGCGCCGAAGAACACACACTCTCGGCCACGAAGATCGTCGACTCGACCGACCTCCTGACCACCACCTACGGGAACTCCACGGCGCCGACGACGTCGGTAAACAGCGTCAGTTCCGTGCCTGGTGAACTCGTCGCCGGCAACGGGTCGGAGACACTGACCATCGACATGCCGCGAGTCACCCCCGACAGCCACTCGTGGGACGAAATTGGGAACGCTGATGGCGACAAGACTGAGTCTCCCGAGCTGTTTGTCGACACGCTGACCTCAACGCTCGAGACTGATACTGCGAGTGCCCTCTGATGCCTCGAGACACGTCTACCACGACTGTCGGCGAGGCTGTCGACGAGCTGGACGAGCGCCTCGACGACATCGCTCGCGAGGCCGATGCCGAGGACGACCCCGACGAGCGACAGGCACTCGACCAGGAGGGACTCCGCCTCGACCAGCAGCTTGCCGCGCTCGAAGGGCTGGCCGACGAGTACGGTCGCGATGCAGCCTTTGCAATCGCGGAGCTGACCGTCGACGAACGGATGCGCTTCGGTGACCTGCTCGAGGCCGCACGTGGCCAGGCCCGAGACCGGCAGGGGTTCGAGGCCGGCTCGACCATGCGGGACGTCTTCTGGACTGGCGCCGGCATCGTCGACGCACCGTGGCTCGAGGGCGACGAAGCCATGCACGACCGCGTGGCTGCGATGCGGAGTGACTCCATCGACGTCGACTGGCACGTCGTCCAGTACCTGAAGGGCAAGGTCACGGAGGCCAACGCCAAGGGAAATCCCGAGCGGCGGAGCTACGCCGAGCGGCGCAGGGAGACAACGACGTCTCAGAACGAGCCCAACTGACTCTTGCCATCATGATCGTCGCCTACCACACCGGCTCGACGCCGACCGACGTCCGCAAGGGCTGGTCGGTTGACGACCTCGAGGAGTTCATCACGGTGCTGCCGTTCCTCCGCCGGTTCGGCCACCCGCTCTACGGAGGATGAGCAGGCGTGACTGAGTTCTCCACCGAGGCCGTGTTCGAGGCGACCGTCTCCTCGTCGGCGCTGAAGAGCGCACGGCAGACGGTCGAAGACGAGCTCGGTAACATGGAAGTGCAGGTCGCCGCCCAGGTCGAGAAGGGTGGCGACAGTGGCGGCGGCAACCCCGCCCGCGACCGGGCGATGGGCGGCGGAACCAGTCTAGGCAGATCGACGCCCTGACCGACATCCAGGCGAGCGTCTCTGAGCAACCCACTAGCGAGGCCATCCTCGACGAGTGGGAGACCGAGCACCAGCTGGGT